ATAGTAATATTTAAGGATGTCCTTTAGTCTTTCTATAAATTATCTTAAGGAGGAATTAAGTAATTATGAACAGACAAGACTTTGAAAGGTATATTGAGCAAGGAGGTAGGCTGTTTGTCGTCACCGATGGCACAGAATTAAATATCGACGAAGGAGAAATTGTCGAATTAAAATTTGATGATGATTCTAATTGCCCTGCTTTCTATTATCCCAACCAAGAGCAACGAGACGAGGATACTACTAGTAAATGGCGTTATATAAACTTAAAACGTCTCAAACCTTACATCCAGCCACAACCAATAGAAAAACACTACGACACCTTACATCAACCAATAGAAACCATGCAAGCCAATATGACACCCGAAGCATTTCGTGGTTACCTGCGTGGTAATATCATCAAATATACGTGTCGTATAGGACGTAAGGATGGCGAAGGAGAGCTTAAGGAAGCTAAGAAAATCCAAGACTACGCAAAATGGCTCGTTGAGAGTCTTGAAGGTAAAACTATTAACCCGAGAGAGGTAGGTAAATAATTATGAGAGAAATTGATATTTACGTCGGTCAAAAATATCGTGTTAAAGAAGATGTAGCATCATATATTAAGCGTGGTGCTGTAGTAGTCATTAGAAAGAAAGATGGAGAGTTTTATCGCGTACAAGATCTATCTAAAAATAAATATTTGGATGGTGGCTGGTGGCTACATTACACACGCTTAGAACCCCTCAAAGGTATCGACCCTGAGGAAATCAAAGAGGGGCTTAGAGTTCACCATAAAGAGTGTGGGAATGGTACTGTAGCTACTGTCTCTACTAAGCTCTTTGTGATTAAATGGGATAAAAAGTCATCGACGCAAAATATATTTTCTCGTGGAGGGCACTTTTCATGGGACAACAAACGTCTTTGGAGCTGTGAAGAATTAACCATTCTTAATGAAAAAGACTCAGCATCAGATATATTGCAAAAATTACAAAAGGAGTGCGACGAAGCACTTTTTGACGCACTTTATGACTATTCAAAAAGACAATGGAAAGAAGCACTAGAAGAATTAAAAAGATTAAATACACTAAACGAAGAAAAATTAGACGGGCATCGTGAAGGTAATAAAATCATTTTTACCCTCGTAAAAGGCGATAAAACAATAGAAGCATCTGCATCTTGTAGCCCTGATGACACCTTCGACTACATTACAGGTTCTCAAATTGCGCTTGCTAGACTTGCTCAAAAATGTGGTAAACCTACAAAAGTATATCTACCAAAAGATACTAAAGATTTTCAAATTGAATTTATCTAAGCGTCACAGATAGTGGGGAAAGAGTCGACAAACTCTGACCTCACTTTTTGTTTAACTGAAAGGAGGTGAACACCATCGCAACTTCTACACAACCAACTCTAAAAATTTGTAAGCTACACGAGGATGCTCAAGTACCAACAAAAGCAACAGACGGCTCTGCTGGTCTTGATATCAGTAGTCTTTCCAGTCTAGAAATCCTCCCCAGCCGACTTGTACCCACCGCATATATCATACACACAGGTATAGCCATTGAAATACCAAAAGGCTATCACGGCAAAATCTTTCTGCGCTCCAGTATGGGAGCAAAGACCAAACTACGCCTTGCCAACGGTACAGGCATCATCGACAGCGACTATCGTGGCGAATTGATGCTGCTCGTCGAAAACATCGGCCAATATTCCGACTACATCACAAAAAATCAACGCATTGCCCAACTCATCATCGAAAAAAATGAACCCATAAAAATCGCAATCGTTGATAGTCTCAGCGACACCAAACGTGGTACCAAAGGTATCGGCTCCACCGGCAAATAAAATTTAAGGAGAATTTAAAAACTTGAGAACACAAATCGTAACACCCAAAGGAACCGCACAGTATCCTAAATTACGCACCCCGGAATACTTCGAAGGTGCAGAAGTAGGCTACACCATTCAAATGTCATTCAGTAAAGAAGACACCGATAAGCTACTGCAACAGCTTGAAGCCGAACTTGAAGCCGCCAAAGGCTCCAGCGAATTCAAAGGTAAAAAATGGACAGGTGCACGCCTCGGCTCAAAAGAAGACAAAAATGGTGACACCGTCTTTAAATTCAAGACCAAAACCAACTACAAAACCAAAGCAGGCGAAACTATACAGCGTATTATTCCAATTTTCGACGCCCAAGGCAACCGCATCAAAGGCGACATTGGGCATGGCAGCGTGTGTCGAGTCCGCTTCACGGTCAACCCCTATCACAAATCAGCGGTCAACTGTGGTCTGACCCTATATTTAGATGCCGTCCAAGTCATCGAATACAAAGAACCAGGCGGCGCCTCTGCAGAGGCTTACGGCTTCGGTAAAGAAGATGGCTACACGGTAACTGAAAATGAAACTGTTAGCGATACTTCTTTTGACACTGAGGAATTTTAAACCTTGAAATACTTTAACCGACGAGGCGGTTTTCACAGCAAACCCACGCAATATCGCAGTGGCCTCGAGGATAAAGTAGGGAAACAGCTCAGTAATGCAGGAGTAGCGGCAGCCTACGAAAAGTACAAGCTGCCCTACATCATCCCTGCAACCGACCACTACTATACCCCTGACTGGGTGCTGCCAAATGGCATCATAGTGGAGACCAAAGGAGTCTTCGACGCTGATGATCGGCGCAAACACCTAATCATCAAAGACCAATACCCACACCTCGACATCCGCTTTGTATTCAGCAGCCTCACCACAAAAATTTACTCAGGCAGCAAAACAACCGTAGCCGACTGGTGCGAAAAACACGGCTATCAATACGCCAGAAAATTCATACCGACAAAATGGTTTACAGAACCCCCGAAACCCTTAGATGGGCTCATTTTAAAAAAAGGAGGCAGCCACTAATTACCAATCTGAAATTCAAAAAACGCACCTGCACAAACTGGCTCTACATCATCAAAAAACCCCTGAACGGTGCCAGTAAAGACGAACTAGTCAACGCAGCCCGCCGCCTCGGTGAGTTCGACACAGGCTATCACTACATCATACAAAACGACGGTACACTTGAAAAAGACAGAGACGAGCAGGCAGTCGCCCAATGGGACTTTACGGAAAACACAACATCCATCTACGTCCTCTGCGACACCACAGAAAAGCTCACGGACGCCCAGCGCATCACCGTAGCTGACCTGTTTCGCAGCCTCTCTAAAACTTATCCACACATCCAAACCGTAGAGGTAAAGTGATATGGAACAAACAGACTCCCAAATCGTAGAAGCCCACGTCCCCTGCCCTGATTGTGGCAGCAGCGACGCAATGTGTGTCTACGACGACGGCCACACATTCTGCTTTAGCTGTGACGCCCACCACCAAAATGACGACCCACCAGCTCCGGCCAAGCCAGCAGTCAAAGGTAATGTCGTTGCGCCTGCCAACCTAAACCTCGGAGCCTTACCAGCCCGAGGAATAACCGAAGCGACCTGTAAACGCTATGGTTACTACAAAGGCTTCCTGCACGACCGCCCTGCCCAGTTCGCCTGTTATATCGACGAAACCGGGACAGTCATCGGTCAAAAAGTGCGTTATCCCGACAAAACCTTCGAGACCCGAGGTGACCTAAAGCACCGCTTTTTTGGCCAACACCTCTTTGCCACTGGTAAAAAAATCGTTATAACCGAAGGAGAAATCGACTGCCTCACCGTCAGCCAAATCCAAGGCAACAAATACCCGGTAGTCTCCGTCCCCAACGGTGCCAAGTCAGCCAAAAGAACCTTTGAAGCCCAATATGACTGGCTCGAAGGCTTCGACGAAGTCATCGTAATGTTTGACATGGACAAAGTAGGTCAAGAAGCTGTGGAAAGCGTCTGTGGCATCCTCAGTCCCGGCAAACTGAAAATAGCCACCCTGCCCCTCAAAGACCCCAACGAATGTCTGATGCAGGGACAAGCATCCGCAGTAGTCGCCGCAGTCTGGAACGCCAAAACCTATAAGCCAGCCTGCATCGTCAACGGCGACGAACTCTGGGAAACCCTCTCCACCGACCAAGAAGAAGAACAAGGCTACCCGCTGCCGTGGGACATCGACCTCCAAAAGATGACCCTTGGACTTCGCAAGGGCGAACTCATCCTCATTACAGCAGGAACCGGCACAGGTAAAACAACCTTCGTCCGGCAACTCGCCCACCACTACGGCGTCAACCAAAAGCTCAAAATCGGAATGCTCATGCTCGAAGAAAATATCAAAAGGACAGCCAAAGGACTCATGGCGATCCACACAGGAAAACGCCTTGCCCTCAACCGACACCTCATAACCGATGAAGAATACAAAGATGCCTTTGACGCCACACTTGGCTCAGGGCATTTTATTTTTTACAACCACTTTGGCTCCCTCGAGTCCGAAGACCTCATCAAAAGTATCCGCTACATGGCGACCGCCGAACAATGTGACTTCGTCATCCTTGACCATATCACAATCGCCATCAGTGGCCTCGACATCGACAACGAACGCAAAGCCACCGACGTACTAATGACACGTCTGCGCAGCCTCGCCGAAGAAACAGGAGTCGGGCTGCTCGTAATCAGCCACCTCAAGCGTGTCGATGGACAACCCGCCGAAGAAGGAGGAGCAATCAGCCTCAGTCACCTTCGGGGCTCCCAAGCACTCTCACACTTATCCGACGGAGTCTGGGCGTTAGAACGCAACCAGCAAGCCGACGATCTAAGAGAGAAAAACCTAGTGCGCCTCAGGATACTCAAAGGCCGCTTCACAGGCGAAACAGGCATCGGCGGCTACCTCGCCTACGACAAGGAAACCGACCGTCTTATCGCCGCAGAAAAACTAACCAAAAAGGACATCGACCTGGGTAACGAGGATGATATTCCTTTTTAATTTCTGGAAATCAGCAGCTCAGAAGGCTGCAATTTGATTTTCAAACGTTTCTATAAGTGAAACTAAATTTAAGGAGGAACATATTTATGAAAAAAACTTACTCTTACCCAGTCTCCAGCATCGGATTTTCTATGTCAGAAATCCCCGGCGAAACCGCAGTCTACATTGAGTTCTCTGGTTGTCGTCAAAACTGCCCCTGTTGTCACTCGGACTATCTTATAGGTGACCACGGAGACTCCCTGAGTCTAGAAGCCACCGTCTACAATGCCTATGCGCTCACCAAAAAATATCCTGATGACATCACTGCTATCGTCCTTATGGGTGGTACTACAAACAACGGCATTACCGAAAAATCACTCAATACCCTCATCAAAGCCCTAGCGAAGAAAACAGGATTACCTATTGGACTCTACTCTGGCCGTGATGAAAACCCCGACAAATACCTCGAGACCGAAGAACTCAAATGGGTCAAAACAGGTTCTTATAAAAAAGCCCTCGGCGGCCTTGAGGAACCCACGACAAACCAAAGGTTCTACGTCAAAGAGCACACGATTGTAACCGACCATTATGGAGTCTATTCCGGTCGCATCCCGCACTGGGTCGATATGACCAAACAATTCCAAATACTGAAAGGAGAAGAAAGTGCTCAACAACCTAACTCCTAAACAAATCCAAAACAAACTTGATTTCATCAAAAACTATATCGCCGCTGGCAACGCCGCCGACGGCTCCATCGTTGACCCAAACTCCAACGTCACCACCAAAAATGTAGCGACAATGGAAGCTGAACTCTACAAATACGAGAACATCCAAGTCAACCGGGCAATCATCTGCGAAAAGTTGACAGAAATGGAAGGAACAGAACTCGCTGCGCAGTATCTCAAAGACATCCACGATCATCTCATCTACGTCCACGACGAAACCTCGCTCAAGCCCTACTGCGCCTCCATCACCCTCTATCCGTTCCTGTTTGAAGGCTCAAAGACACTCGGTGGAACCTCCAGCAGGCCTCGGAACCTCCAAAGCTTCTGTGGCTCCTTCGTCAACCTCATGTATCAAATCGCAGGTGGTTTTGCTGGTGCCGTAGCCACCGTCGAATTCCTCATGTACTTCGACTACTTCGCCAAGAAGACCTACGGCACCAGCTACCTGACCACCAATAGCCGGGAAATCAAACAAGAACTGCAAGGCGTCATCTACTCAATGAACCAACCCGCAGCAGCCCGAGGCTTCCAAAGCATCTTCTGGAACATCTCAGTCTTCGACGAACACTATTTTGTCTCCCTGTTCGACGAATTCTACTTCCCAGACGGCTCCAAGCCCGACTATATCACCCTCAAGCAGCTCCAAGAGTTCTTCATGGAATGGTTTCGTAAAGAACGCCGCAAAGAACTGCTCACATTCCCGGTCATCACAGCCGCCTATCTGGTAGAAGAAGACACAGCCAAAGATAAAGACTTCCTTGACCTCTTGGCAACCCAAATGTCCAAAGGCCACAGCTTCTTTCACTACGAAAGTACCTCTGCCGACAGCCTCGCATCCTGCTGTCGCCTCCGCAACGAGCTTGCTGACAACACATTCAGTTACACCCTCGGAGCTGGCGGCGTCTCCACAGGCAGCGTACAGGTAATCACCATCAACTTCAACAGACTCCGGCAACAAAAACTCACCCTTGAAGCAGTCGTCAAGCGAGTCCAAAAGTACCTCTTGGCTCACCGTGCGTACCACCTGCAAATGATTGACAGTGGTATGCTCCCCGCCTACTCCGCAGGATTTATCGACATCGACAAACAATTCTGCACCATCGGCATCAACGGCTGCCTCGAAAGCTTTGAATACATCTGCAAACACACAGCAGTAGGTTTCTGGCAAGAAGAAAATTACCCGGAATACCTCAAGCACTGTTTGTCTACTATCCAAATGCTCAACAAAGAAGCCCTCAAGACCCACGGCATCCGCTTCAACACCGAATTTGTCCCCGCAGAAAACTTAGGTGTCAAAAACGCCAAATGGGACAAAGAAGATGGCCTCTGGGCTCCTCGTGACTGCTACAACAGCTACTTCTACCCGGTCGAGTCCGATAAATGGAACATCCTCGACAAAATCAAAATCCACGGCCAAGACGTATCGCAGTACCTCGATGGAGGCGCAGCTCTGCATCTCAACATCCAAAGGACTCCCACGAAAGCCGAAGCAGTAAACCTCATCAACACCAACATTCACCACGGCGTTCCCTATTGGACAACCAACGTCCTCTGCACAGTCTGCAAATCCTGCGGGCACATAAACCCCAACTACTACAAGACATGTCCACAATGCGACTCCATCTATGTCGATTACGGAACCCGGGTCATCGGCTATCTCAAACTAATCTCCAGCTTTTCCGCTGGGCGACAACAAGAAGCGGCTCACCGAGCCTACAACAACACAGGAGGTATAAAAAATGTTTCTGATTAAAATGATTTTCGGTATGCAAAAATGGTGTTTAAAACAGCAGATCAAAATGGCTAAAGCCTTGAGAGAAGCGAACATCGAAGCAATCGCTAAAATGCGTGAAGACATCTTAACCCTTGAAGATGAAAATGCAGAACTGGGACGAAAGTACCTGTAAATGCTCTTCTTCGACATTGAAACCGATGGCCTCTTAGACACAGTCACACAAGCTCACTGTCTGGTCATCATAGACGAATATGACAATGTCACAAAATACCGCCCCTCGGAAGTCCATCAGGGAGCTAAACGGCTCCTTGAGGCAATCCGGGAAGGCGATTTTATTTGTGGTCATAACATCATCAACTTCGACATCCCCGCCCTCACGAAGCTCTATTCCGACACCTTCACTGTTCCATACAAACTCCAAAAGAACGTCGTTGATACCCTCGTCCTGTCCCGCCTCATCTATGGCAATATCAAAGACAGCGACAGTGGACTGTTTCGCATCGGCAAACTACCCGGGAAACTCTACGGCTCCCACAGCCTCAAAGCGTGGGGCTACCGCTTAGGAGAACTCAAGGGCTCCTACGCCGAAGAAACCACCGATGCCTGGGCACAATACTCCGAAGAAATGCTCACCTACTGCGTCCAAGACGTAGTCGTAACCAAAAAACTCTACGAAAAACTGATGAGTAAAAATTACCCTCAAGAACCCATAACCCTCGAACACCAAGCTCAGTGGCTCATGGCAAAGCAAGAGCGCAACGGCTTCCCTTTTAATGTCTTCGCAGCCCAAGAGCTGGAAGTCGAACTCAGGAGCCGCAGTTCCACCCTCGACGCCATCCTGCGCCAGCAAGTGCCGCCAATCCCTGACAAAGTGTTCACCCCAAAACGAGACAACAAAACCAAAGGCTACTTCAAAAGCGTGCCAATCCAAAAATATAAAGACTTCAACCCCAACAGCCGCCAGCAGATAGAATGGCTCATCAAAAATCACTTCAAATACCTGCCCAACAACGAAGAACTCTTTGAGGAGGGTACAGACCGCCTCAAGATAGACGACATCACCTTTGGTTACCTCAAAGCCGACCCCGATGCACCAGAAGCACTCCGTAAGCTCGCAGGCGTCTTCGAGGAATACCTGATGATAACCAAACGCCTCGGCCAACTAATCGACGGCAAATATGGCTGGCTCAAATGCGTCAAAGAAGATGGCCGTATCCACGGCTCCGTCAACTCATGCGGAGCAGTAACCGGCAGAGCCACCCACGCAGCCCCCAACGTCGCCCAAGTGCCATCCATAGGCAGCCCTTATGGCAAAGAATGTCGCAGCCTCTTTACCGTCCCCGAAGGATGGTATCAAGCAGGTGTTGATGCCTCCGGCCTTGAACTGCGCTGTTTGGCTCACTTCATGTACCCCTACGATAACGGAGCCTACGCCCACGAGATACTCAACGGCGACATCCACACAGCCAACCAGCTCGCCGCCGGGCTTCCCGAGCGTAACCAAGCTAAAACCTTTATCTACGCCTTTCTGTATGGCGCAGGTGACGCAAAAATTGGCAAAATCGTCCACGGCGACGCCAAAGACGGCAAAAGACTCAAGCGAGAATTCCTGTCTAAAACACCTGCAATCGCCGACCTCAAAGCAGCCATCACGAACGCACTGGTCGCCGAAGAATTCCGAGGCAGAGTAACCCGCTGGAAACGCAGGTATCTCAAAGGACTCGACGGTCGCCCCCTGCACGTCCGCTCTATCCATTCTGCGCTTAACCTGCTCCTGCAATCAGCAGGCGCCCTCATCTGCAAAAAGTGGATTATCCTACTCGAAGAAAACCTCATAGCCCAAGGACTCGACCACGGGAAAGACTTTCAGTACATGGCGTGGGTGCATGATGAGGTACAGATTGCCTGCCGGACAAAAGAGATTGCTGAAACTGTCGTCAAGATAGCTCAGGACTCCATGAGACAGGCACAAGACTTTTTCGGTTTTAGGGTGCAACTGGATACCGAAGGAAAGATAGGTAAAAATTGGTGCGATTGTCATTAATTTTATGTATGCTTTTAGCCGCCTTTTACTTCCAAGAGGTTACCTTGACAGCCTACACAGCATCAGTTGAGGAATGTGGTAAGGCTGATGGGATAACCGCAAGTGGCACAAGGGCGACCCAAGGACGAACTATAGCCGCCGATCATCTGCCTTTTGGCACTCACGTAGAAATCGACGGACACATTTATACCGTTGAAGACCGTTTTGGTGGCGGTTATACAGACAAAATTGATATTTACTTTGATAACTATATGGATGCTATCAACTTTGGCAGACAGCAAAGGATTGTCAGAGTTTATTACTAAGGAGGAAATTAATTATGTATGAACCTATTATTGACCCTATGATTTTCTATTGGATAGACATTTTAGAAAAAGCTGGAAGGCTTCCACCTCTCACCCTTCTTGGAGGTTTTCTTGGTGGTGTTTTTATTTTAATAGTGTGCACTTTGAGGGACTGTACAGATAAACAACTTGGTAAATATCTAGGGACTTGGGGAGCTTTTGTTATAGTTTCATTTCTTATTTTATGTTTAGTAAATGTCTTTATTCCATCTAAAGACACTATGTACAAAATGATGATTGCCAAACAGGTGACCCCTCATAACCTACAGGTCACTGGGGAAACCGTTGATAAATTAGCAGAAAAAATCATCAATGTAACTCAGGAGGTCAAAAAATAATATGGCGAAGAAAAAGCCGACTATTATCAATATTTCCTGCCCTAAATGTGAAAGACCATTATTGACCTTAGGGAACCTTGTAGAACCCACTAAGGTTACCATTCAGTGCCCTTGTGGATACACATTGAAAACTAAAGATATTACAGGAGGAGGTAACCGATGACCCCACACTATAAAAAAGAACTCCAAAGTATTGCCGACAAACATGGTTACTCTGTCCGCTCAGAAGAACGCCTTGACGCATTATCAGACAAATTCTTAGGGCAAGTAGTTAAGTATGGGAGGATGTATTGTCCTTGCCAAAACGTCCGTAATGAAGACTCCATTTGTCCTTGTAGATATATGAGGTCTTACAGTGTCTGTAGGTGTGGCTTGTTTACGAAGGGAGAGCCTAATGGCAACCAAAAAGAAAACAGCTAAGACCTTCTTTGACTACCACCCGGACTTTCCTCGTGATAAGTCACATCTTGTCCAGCTCTGTCTCCCACGTGAAAAAATGAATAACAAAAAGACACCTCAGTTTCCCTTGATGTACTCAGAGAAACTTGATGGTGTCTTTTGTTTTGCCGTATGTGATACCACAAGTGTCCATATCTTTAGCCGTACAGGTGAAGAATATCTAAGCCTTGAACATCTTAAACCGGAGCTGTACGACATTTCACAAGCCCTCTGCACCGACGTTATCATCTTCGAGGGGTACGCTAAAGGAGTCCCGCAGCCAACCACCAGCGGCTGGTGTCGAGACCAAAAAGCCCAGCAATACGCAGTTGGAGCCTATGTTCACGACGCCCTCAGCCTTGATGAGTTTTGGGGCACCTGCAAAGTCCGCCCTTACGCAGAACGCTATGCAGCATTAGATACCTTAGATGTTTGGAGCTATCATGCCTTTCTCGTTCCTCAATACTTTGCGGATACTTGGTCAGACATCGACAAAGCCGCCGAGCGCATCTGGAAAATGGGCGGCGAAGGTTTAGTCGTCCGAGACCCTAACGCCGGGTATTTTCCGGGCAAACGTAATGAAACCATGATAAAAGTTAAAAAGGGTGTCAGCTACGACCTCAAAGTCTTGGCTCTCAATGAAGGCACAGGTAAGTACAAAGGGATGCTAGGCTCCCTCGTCTGTAAGTTTAGAGGCGGCAAGGAAGTAATTGTAGGTAGCGGACTCACAGATGTCCAGCGCACCCGCTGGTGGTCGCCATTTTTCTATGACGAGATCGTCGGTAAAATAGTGCAAATCGACGCTATGGCCGAAAGCACCAAAGGACTCCTAAGGGAACCAAGGTTCAAAGGTGTGCGTCATGATAAAGCAGAAGGAGATTTTTAAATAATGATTTATGTTGTGTATACAACTTTAACTTCGGGCTATCCGGATACTAAAACTATTCGTAAGAGCAAAGGAAGTGCAACAGCACTTTTGACTTTTTGGTTTAAAAAATACAGAACAGCCTTCGACAAGAGTAAATGTTTTGTGCGTTGTATTGATGTAAACGCCCCCGCAGACTTTAAAGATATTTCCGCAGAAGACTGGCTGGCTAAGAAAGGTAACTACAAGAATGTCTAAAGAACCCCTACGCATCCTCTTTGATGCCGATATGGTAGTCTTTCGGGCAACCTCAGCCGTCGAAACGCCCATCCAATGGGATGACAACCTCTGGACACTCCATGCAGACGCCGGGGAAGCCCAAGTAAAAGTAGACGACACCATCCTCACCCTTACCGAAAAAGTCTTGAACCACTACAAATATGAGGGCAACTATGAAATCGTCATGTGCTTCTCGGATACCGAGAACTTTCGCAAAAAAATACTGCCGACTTATAAAATCAATCGAGCTGATAAACGGAAACCCACCTGCTACTACGGCATCAAAAAGTGGGTCGAAGACAACTACACCTGTTACCAAAGACCGGGACTGGAAGCTGATGATTGTATTGGCATCCTTGCGACGCTAAAAGCAAACTCCGTTATTGTCAGCGGTGATAAAGATTTTAAAACGATACCCGGACGCTTCTATGACTTCCTGCGTAATGAATTTTACGAAATAAGCGAGCAAGAAGCTGATTACTGGCATCTTTATCAAACCCTCATCGGCGATATTACCGACAACTACAAAGGCTGCCCGGGCTTCGGGCCTGTCTCAGCTAAAAAACTGCTAGATCAGGAGCCGACCTGGGAGGCTGTAGCCAAAGCTTTTGAAAAGAAAGGGCTCACCGAACAGGACGCTTTGGTGCAAGCAAGGGTCGCTCGGATACTTAGGGCTTCCGACTTTGACTTTGCTGCCAAACAGCCTATAGCGTGGCAGCCTTAATTGTTCCACATATAACCAAATCACAATCGTTCCAGATAAGTGAGAGAGGAAGTGATACTTATACAAAGCCTCGACGACCCAATGGTTCCTTTAGTTCCTAAAGGAGCCTTAGAGTACCTCAAGCAAGCCTTTAGTTTCTCCGAACTAATGAGACAGCAACACGCAAACAATGATGAACATATAGGATACATGAAAGGCGTACAGGCAGTCTTAGAAATAGTAGAAACTTTAGCAAATCCACCAAATGAGGAGGACTACGAAACAGACTAATGTGTTTTTTCAAAGTCAAAACACCAAGCGTCGCAAACACACAGGTCTCAGCTTCCCAGCTCGTCCCCGAGACGACCACTAAGGAACCCGAAAGTCCTGTCTATGGTGGCACTGAGGACGCTTACAAACGCAAAGGCCGAGACGCCTTAAAAATCAAACTCAACACCACCAGCTCTACCGGCTACAACCCGGTAAATATGTAGAACAGGAGGTACTATGTGTAAGAAACCAAAAATTGAAACACCAGCAGTACAACCAGCCGCCGCTCCTGCTCCCGCTGTTGTCGAAACGACTAATAAACAAACCGAGGTCGCTACCCCTACTGAGAAGAAAAAGAGAAACGCTCTTGGAAAAAACAAACTCACCATTGCTCGTAGCACTGGCTCAGGCACAGGTCTGAACATCTAATATGGTAATAGAAGTAGTCGAAACAGCAAAAGAAATCTATGAGCGGCTCGAAAACGAACGAAAGTCTTATGTCACTCGTGCCGAAGATTGTGCCAAATACACAATACCCTCACTGTTCCCAAAGGAAACCGACAACAAAGACACCAAATATGAGACCCCTTGGCAATCCGTTGGAGCCAGAGGACTCAACAACCTGACCGCAAAACTACTACTGGCATTATTCCCGCCCAACTCCCCTTTTTACAAGCTGACACTCCGAGACGACATTGCAGCCTACTATGAGGCCGACCCTCAATCCAAATACGAAATCGAACAGAAACTCGTACAGCTCGAACAAATCATCCTCAACTGCATCGAAACCTACCAGATAAGAGTAACCATCAACGAAGCCCTCAAACAGCTTTTAGTCGCTGGTAACTGTTGTCTGTTCCTGCCTCCGAAAGAAGGAGGCATCAAACTCTATCGCCTTAGCAGCTATGTAATCCAAAGAGACGCCCTCGGAAACACCATCCAACTAGTAGCAACCGACAAACTGACATTCGCAACACTCCCCGCTGATGTCAAGAACCTCGTTGACCCCAACAAGAAACCTGATGAAGAAGTAGTAGTCTACACGCACATCTATTACAGCAACGACGACGACCGAATGTACTCCTACCAAGAAATCGAAGGCAAGCAGATACCGGGAACAGAAAATAATTATCCTAAAGATAAATGCCCGTGGATACCTCTGCGCCTCATAAAGCTTGATGGCGAGTCTTATGGCCGCAGCTATGTCGAAGAATACCTTGGTGACCTCAAGAGCCTCGAAGGGCTCCAAAAGGCCATAGTCGAGCTTGCAGCAATCGCCGCCACCGTCATCAACCTTGTCAACCCCAATGGTATCACACAGGTACGCAAGGTAACTAAATGTAAAAATGGCGGTTTTGCCCCCGGCCGCCGCAGCGACATCGAAACCATGCAGCTGGAAAAACAACAGGATATGCAAATCGCCAAACAGACAGCAGACGCTCTAGAAGCCCGGCTGTCTTATGTCTTTATGCTCAACTCTGCTGTCCAGCGAAGCGGCGAGCGTGTCACTGCCGAAGAAATCCGTTATGTTGCAGGGGAACTCGAAGATACCCTCGGCGGGATCTACTCCATCTTGTCGCAGGAACTCCAGTTACCTTTAGTACGCCGACTGCTGGCGCAGCTCCAGTCTACAGGTCAAATCCCGCAGCTTCCCGACAACATGATAGAACCCGCCATCACCACAGGCATCGAAGCCCTTGGCCGAGGTCACGACCTTAACAAGCTCACAACCTTCTTGTCGCTGGTCAAAGACATCCCCGAAGCCCAGCAAAGGCTCCAATGGGGCAACCTCATCACAGCCATTGCATCCGGCAGCAACATCGACACAACAGGCCTCGTCAAATCCGACGAAGAAATGCAACAAGAAATGCAGCAGCAAGCCATGCTCCAAATGGCTCAAGCAGCAACCCCGCAGCTCGCCAAAGGCCTCGTAGGAGGCCAAGAAGCAGACACCACCATCCCTACTCAATAACTAAAGGAGGAACCAATGGAACCCACAGAAATCAAAACAGTCGACGAAACCATCGAAACGACTGAGCAAACTCCCGACACCCCGGCAGCACCCGACTTATCCGAAGTCGAAGTAATGTCTAACGGTCAGGAAGTAGATGTAACATCCGAAGGTGAAGCAACGGACGATAAGGCTGCCGACGAAAAAGCAAAGGTAGCAACTCCGAACACCGAAGATATCGTACAAAAAGAAGTAGAAACCGCCAAAGAAACCCTCAACCAAGTCAAACAACTTGTCACCGACAAAGGCATCAACTTTGACGAACTGCAACGAACCTACGACGAAAGCGGCTCCCTGACCGAAGCTCAATACCAAGAGCTGGAAAAAGGCGGCTACCCCAAAGCGGCGGTCGACGCCTGCATTGCAGGACTCCAAGCGACTACCGACAAGTTTGTCTCCACGGTCAAAGGCTACGCTGGAGGCGACGACGCCTACAACCAGATGGCAGCCTTTGTAGCATCCCAAGGTAACGCTCAGGTCAACGCTTTCGACAACATTATGACAAACGCTGACCTGCCCACCATCAAAGAATACATGGCAGGCATCAAAGCACAGATGGTCGCTAAAAACGGCAGTGCCAACGCCTCCGTACTCGGCAGGGCAAACTCCGGGGCAACCGCTGGTTTCGCCGATACCAAGGCCATGACCACCGCCATGAGTGACCCTCGCTACGGACGAGACGCCGCCTACACCAAATCCGTAGAAACCCGCATCGCCAACTCCCCAAATTTATTTGATTAAAAGACAGCCAAATCTCAAGGCTGTCTCTTTTTATTTTTCCCATCACGAAAGGATGATTATTTAACCAATGGCAGATATTACCGTAGCAGCTCCCGGTCTAATCCAAGGCGATAGCGCCGCTGACCGTCTGGCTCTTTTCCTCAAAACCTTCGCAGGCGAATGTATTACCGCCTACGACCAAAACTCCGTAACCAAAGGTCGCCACATCGAACGTAACATCACCTCCGGCAAATCCGCACAGTTCCCGGTGTTCGGTCGTGCCGCAGCCGCTTACCTCAAAGCAGGTGCCAATCTTGACGACCTGCGTGTCAACATCCCGCACGCCGAGAAAATCATCGAAATCGACGGTCTGCTCACCTCTGACTGCCTCATCTTCGACCTTGACGACGCAATGGCTCACTTCGACGTCCGTGCCGAATACTCCAAACAAATTGGTCAGGCACTGGCAGTAGCTCGTGACGGTGCTGTTCTGGCCGAGATCGCTAAACTGGTAGTCGCTGATAAAGAAAACATCACCGGCTTGGGCAAAGGTGCGATTATGACCTCCGCACTGCCCGAAGCATCCATCGGTGAAACCGAAGCAATGGGCAAAGCCATCTTTGATATGCTCCTCAAAACCAAAACCGCCATGAGCGAAAACGATGTACCAGATGCCGAACGCACCGTCTACATCCGTCCGGTAGCCCTCAACGCACTGGTAGCAAACAAAGACATCATCAATAAATTGTATGGTGCTACTGTAACCATCGAAAATGGTAAACCGCCCCGCCTCTTGGGCTTCGACCTCGTTGAAACTGCACACCTCACGCGTGGCGGCGCAGCAGTCAACGCAGGTGTAATCCAAGGTGCAGGCCATGTATTTCCTGAAGCATACAAAGATACCTGTATGTTCCTTGTAGCCCACCGCTCCACTGTAGGTACTTTGACCTTGAAAAACTTGGCTCTGGAACACGCTCGTCGTGCCAACCTGCAAGCCGACCAAGTCATCGCCAAATACGCAATGGGTCACGGCGGCCTGCGCCCCGAAGCAGCCTTTATGGGTGTCATAACCAAAACCGCTTAATCTCTAAGCACAACCCACAGGGGAGCCATCTGGTTCCCCTATTTTTTCTAGAAGGAGGTAACCCTCTATTGATAATCACACCAGCGACCGAACTCGACGCAGTTAACGAAATCATCGGAGCCATCGGTGAGTCCCCGGTCAACACACTGGAAAACGCAATGAACGTAGACGTAATCAACGCCCAGAGAATACTATCCCGAGTCAATCGCCAACAGCAATCCCGAGGGTGGTCATTCAACATCCAAGAGGAATACATCTTAAACCCCGATGAGCAGTCCCACAAAATCCGCTGGTCAGACAGCTTCCTCTACCTCAAAGGCTCAAATGGCGAAAAATATGGCAAATCCGGCGAATACCTCAAAGACATCACCAATAACACCACCACCTTTATGTCGCCCATCACCGTCTCAGTAATACTTTTGGTTCCCTTCGAGGAAATGCCAGAAGCCATGCGGCAATTTATAACCGCAAAAGCCGCCATCAACTTCCAGATACGCTACCTTGGCGACGCCTCCCTCACACAAGACCTCCAACAAGACGTAGCCGAAGCTTGGCAGCACCTTCAAGAATACGAAATTGACACCAACGACTTTAACATCATTGAACACGATAATGTTATGTCGCTGCTCCAGAGGTAATTATAATGCAGCTCATAAGCCAATCCATAAAAAATCTCGTAGCAGGCATCTCACAACAACCGCCCAACCTCCGGCATCCCGAGCAACTCGACGAGCAGATCAATGCTCTCTCCAGTGAAACTGGTGGCCTGCAAAAAAGACCTCCCACACTGCACATCAACAGGCTCGCAGGTCTTCTCAACGGCGACATCAAACCCCTCGTCCACTTCATCAACCGGGATGAAGTCGAAAAATATGTCGTCATCTTCAATGGCCGCAACATCGAAATCTATGACCTAGAAGGAAATCAGGTCTCCGTCACCTATGCACCCTCAGCAGCCGAATATGTCGCCTCCAGCGACCCTCGCAAATACCTCCGCTGCACCACTATAGCCGACTACACCTTCATCGTCAACACCACAAAAACCACCGCCATGAGTGATCGCCAGGGCACCAACTATTTTGCCTCCCAAGGCGCACTTATCAACATCAAAAGTGGGCAGTATGGCCGTAACTACGCCATCTACATCAATGGAGACCTAAAGGCATCTCACACGACCCCTGACGGCTCCGACAAATCCCATACGACCCAAATAGACACAAACCATATCGCAGGCCAGCTCGCCAGTAAACTCAACAGTGCAGGCTACACTACCGAACAGCAGGAAGGCTGGATTTACATAAAGTCCAGCAGCATCACATCCGTCTCCACAAAAGATGGCTACAACAACAACTCAATGTTCGGTATCCTACACTCCGTCCAAAAGTTCTCCAACCTGCCCTCCACGGCTCCCGACGGCTTCGTCTGTAAAGTCCAAGGAGAACCCGGCAGCGATGCCGACGACTATTATGTCAAATACAGTAAAGAAGACGAAGTCTGGAAAGAATGTGTTGCACCCGGCCTCTATAACGAAATAGACGCCGTCACAATGCCCCACATCCTCGTAAGAAAAGCCAATGGCTCCTTCGAGCTCAAAGAGGCCACTTGGGACAGCCGTGAAAGCGGTGACGAAGACAGCAATCTTAAACCCAGCTTCATCGACAACACAATCAACGACGTTTTCTTCTACCGCAACCGCCTTGGATTTGTCGCAGGTGAAAACGTCATCCTCAGCCGCAGCGCAGACTTCTTCAACTTTTGGGTCGCCTCCGTAACGGCTATGCAAGACACCGACCCCATCGACCTCGCAGTCAGCGATAACAAAGTCGCCATCTTATACCATGCGCTCCCCTTTGGTGACGACTGCCTGCTCTTTAGTGGAGAGTCACAATTCGCCCTCCGCTCCAGCGGCACCCTCACACCCAAAACAGCCAACATCGCCCTGCTCACCAACTACACCTCCACACCCAAAGTCAAACCAGTAGGAGCAGGCCGCAACGTCTACTTCGCAGCCGAAAGAGCGCAATATACCTCAATTAAGGAATATATGACCGCCACCGACAACAGCGAAGAAAAAGAAGCACAAGAAACATCTTCCCATGTGCCTAACCTCATACCAAATGGACTCTACCGTATCATCAGCTCCAACGCCGAAAATATCCTGCTGTTTCTTACAACAGGCGCAGAAAACAAGCTCTTTGTCTATAAATACTTGTTTATGGAAGGACAACGCAGGCAAGCCGCTTGGTCTGAATGGAACCTCAACGCCCCTATAGTAGGCGCAGAATTCATAGGCAGCGACCTCTACCTAGTCGTCCAAAGAGACGACTACTACTACCTCGAAAAAATGTCGTTCACCTACAACACCGTGGACTACCTCGAAGAACCCTACCGAACCTTTATCGACCGCAAGATAGTCACCAGCCCCATCCCCGCAGCCGCCTACGACGAACCCAACAATCTGACCACCATCGACATCTCCAGCTACTACAACCAATACGGCCTACTCCCCGAGCAAGAATACGCAATCGTCTCCACAGATGGGGTATTCAATCGCATTGAACCCGGTATATCGTCAGTAGCCCTTGTAGGAAACTATGTTGGTCAAAAGCTCATCATTGGTCAAATCTACAACTACCATCTAAAATTCAGCGAAATAATGATAAAGAAGCAAGATGACACCGGCGCAAACATAGCATACACCGAAGGACGCCTCCAGCTCCGCTACATGAGGCTCCGTTACTTCAATAGCGGCTACTTCAAGGTCACCGTCAAACACGACAACAAACTGACCTACACCTATGAAATGACCGGACGCAACCTTGACCTCGCCAACAACATCATCGGAGAACTCATCAACCAAACAGGAGAATTCATGTTTCCACTGCAAGCCAACAGCAAAAACTGCGAGATCACTGTAGACTCCGACGTCCCCACCGCAGTAGCCCTCGTTGGTGCCGGCTGGGATGGCAGTTATTACCGAAGGAGCAAACCCATATGAAGCTACATATAGAACCCACCACCATCAAGCACCTGCTCGACTTCCTCCAAAACGTAAGGCCATTAGACATACAAGAAGCCGAACTGGAAGGAATCAAATTTACAGACCTTCCCCTATCCGAATTTGACAACTGCCAAAGCCTTGTAGACGAAGATGATAATGTCTTTGCCATCGGCGGCGTCGTCGCTGATATGGACGGTTATGGAATGGTCTGGATGCTCTGCACAACTCGTGTTGAGCAGCACAAAATAGCCTTCCTCAGGTACACCAAAAAGCTCCTAAAAAGCACCCTTGGTTACTACACCCGCATTGGCAATAAAGCATGGGTCGAAAACAAGCTGCACATCGACTGGCTCACCTGGATGGGAGCCGATTGGTGCGAGAAGACCGACGACCCACGCTTTCGCTATTTTTCATTCAAAGACAAGGAGGCACAATAAATGTGTTCTATACCCACCATGCTCGGTGCGGGTCTTTCCATATACGGTAACTATGTCGGACAAAAAGCAATGGCCGCCCAAGCTCAAGCGCAAATGAACGCCCAATCAACAGCAGCCATCACCCAAATGAACTATGCTTTCCAAGACTACGAAATGGAACGCACCGACGCCTTTGACGCCGCCGTAGCCGAACTTGACAAAGTCTCCCTCAACGCCATGCAGGTCAACTCTGGTGTCGAAGCTGCAGTCAATGAAACCATGTCAGGGCGCACAGCACGCCTGCTCATCAAAGACGCCGAAGCAGACACCGCTCGTACCAAAGCATCCATCAGAGACAACTACGACCGTAAAGCAAACGAAGTAGACCTCAATAAAGAGCGCACCCTGCTCTCCACTAAAGACTACATCAACAACCTAAACGCCTCTGCTCCTAAAATGCCCTCCCGGTTCAGCAACTTCCTGTCAACCGCAGGTGTCGCTCTGGATGCCTACACACAAACCCAGAACCAACGCCAAGCAGTCAAAAATACCGGAGCTGAGTGGAACTGGCTAACCAATGGAGCCAAGAGAACAAAAGGAGGAACCAACTAATGCCAAACCCTGTCAGTGCCGCCATAGGCACCCAAAGACAGTTTGCGATCCAGCCTAAAAGCGTCTACCAGTCAGGTATCAAGCCGCTCTCAGTTGGTAACGGCATCACCCAACGCACCAACCAAGATGCAGCCGCCTTAGCCAACGCTCTTGGCATCGTCGGCACCGCAGTCAACAACGAAGCACTTGCCGCAGACAGGCGAGAACGAGAACAATTCACCGCCCTTGAAGCCCAGAAAATGATAGCCGGGAAGACCCCCGAAGACCTCGCCAAATTCGACCGCATCCAAGCCCTCCAACACAGCGACAAAGGCTACGACCTAACCGACAACCCCTACGCAATGGCTACCCTCGACCAATCCATAGGCCAAGTAGCGGCAGCCTCAGCTAAAGAAAAATGGGCAACTGAAAACACAGGCACTCCCAAGACAATCAACGAAGCCGTACAGGCCTACCATGGACTCCTGCAAGACACCTATGGTTCCTTCAAAGACAGCATCAAAAATAGTGTCTCCTTCGATAAAGGCTTCTACGAAGGATACCAGCGGGACATCCTGCAAGTCGCCAACGAAGCCCACACCCGCATCAACAACGAAGCTCGCAGCAAAGGCCAGCGGGCCATCAACGTCAAAATGCAGGGACTCATCAGCTCTGCCGGGCAGCTCGACACAGTTTCTTTCGCAAAATCCTTCGGAGAACTTGCAAGAGAGCTGCAAAGCTACGTCAAAAACTCTGACGAAGCCCTCAAGATAATTCAAGGAAACCTTGAGACCCTCGTAGAAAACGACGTCAGCACCGAAAAACTCAACGCCATCAAAGACACAGCCTACTATGGTGCAGACCGCAAAATAGGCGACGAGCTCCCACTATTTAAGCTCTACAAAAAAATAGCTGACAACTACAACCACCAAGCAGCAGTCGACATCTATGACCAATGCAAACGCCCTGATGGAACCCTTGATCTGACAAAAGCCAAAACACTACTTGAAAGTTACAAAGGAGTTACCAACGTAACACACGGCATCCCTCAAGTCTACCTCCCGCAGACCTCCGGCGACCTCGACAGCCTCAAACCCGAACTCAAAACCGCCCTGCCCTCCATCGGCGGCATCCTCTCCCAGCTGGGCTACGGAAACATCGCAGAATACACCAGCGGCTACAGAGACCAGCAGCGCAACGCCGAAGCCAATGGCTCCCCCACCAGCTACCATCTTCAAGGAGATGCTGTCGATGTTTATGTCGGCAACATCACAGCGCCTGAACAACAACAAATAAGCAATGCCTTTGACCCTTACTTCTCCGAGATACTCTATCACGATGCCGGCAGTGGTCTCCACCTGCATCTGGCAGGTTACCAAGGAGGCATGGTACCAGCAAACACCACCGAAACGACCGCAGCCGCCTATACCCCCGAACGTCGTCAAACAATCTGGAACAAACTCGAAACCATGCACAAAGACGCTCAAGCCACGCTAAAACAACAACAAGACGACTACAAAGCACAAATAAGCCAGCAGGTAGATACTGCGGCCACCTACACCGACAAAGTAGACATCATCACCAACTCCAGCCTCCCTGCAACAACAAAAAAGCAGCTCCTGTCCTTCATCAAAAAAGAAGCAGACCTGCTGGAAGACACCTCCGATATGACCTCTGATGAACTGTACTATCTTACCCAGTACCGTAAGCAGGGCAACAAAGAATGTGCCTACAACAAAGATTATGCTACTTATTACAATTATCTGCAAGATAGTACACAAGCAGACTTTGAAGACCCAGACGACCGCAAAGCCAAAGCCTTTTTAAAAGCCCAAGATAATCTCAAGCATTACGAAAAAGCTCTCAATAATGTTTACGCCAAAAGAAATCATAAAGTACCCGAAAAAAACCAAAAAGAACGTAAAATAGAAGCTGAATATGGGCTACACTCCTTAAAAACAATAGTTAAAAATAAAGTAACCGAGGGTGTAAGCCAAGACAGACTCTATCAAGCAACCATCGACTACGCCTTACTCCATGGTATCCCTGTAGCAGACGCACTAGAAATGTTTGAACAAACTATAGAAAAAGGAGAAGAATAATGTCCGAAAAAGAATTCGATAACTTTCTTGAAAAATACACAGACCCGCCTGAACCGTCCTTTCTCGACAAAATAACCTCCTACTTTGACGACAGAACTGCCCAAGTCACCCAAGACTACAACATAGGAAGCGACGCCCCTGAACCAACCCCCGAAGAAACCTACGCAGACGAATGGAGTAAACAAGCACTCACAAACGTTGCTGAAAGCGTTGTCAACTGGGCAAAAGAAGCTCCCGGCAACTACGCCGACACATGGGAAGCCCGCAACAAAATCCTCGAACAAGACCCACTCTCAGTAATCGACGAAGGCCTGCTCGACACCACAAAAGCGCCTCCCCTCACACCAGAAGCGCAACAGGCACATAAAGATTATGATATCGCATTAGAAAAACTCAATAACGAAACAGTACGTCCCGCTGTAACTGTCGCCGCCGTCCTTGGTGTACCCGGAGCAACCCTTGCCTATACCCCCTACATGGCTAAAGATATTCTTGATACCTACGCCAAAGAAATCGAAGAAAAAGGCCTCAAAAAAGGCATGATAAGCGGCACATTTACAAACCTTAAAGAACTTACAATAGGCAACATAGATTATTACTTGACTGATAAAGAATTCAATGAGAAAATTAAAACAGAACCGGGACTGTTCAAAGACGTCCTCATGGAAACACTGGATGTCGGCGCAGGTGTCAGAACAGCTCTGCACCCCGCCATCAAGCGTATAGCTACAAAAAGAGACTTACGCAACCAACAAAAACAACTTATTAAAACCATCGCAAAAGAACTGGAGACAATGAAACATGAACCAAAAATATCCGGCGACCCCGAACAACCTGTTTGGCGAGACAATAGAACTGACCCCGGAGGAAACCAAGCAAGAACTTCGGAAAATCCACAAAGAACTGAACTACTTTCGGAAAGAGAACCAACGGATCTCAAAGGCGGCCAACAGAACCGAACTGGTCGTGATACTAACTCCACTCATCCTCGGAGCGATATTTCTGAAACTCGCAGTACCCCCGCTGGTACTCCTGATGTCGATATGGTTCATACAAAACGCACTCGTTTATTGGATAAACTCTCGGAAGTAGAACAGCAGCAGCGGCGTGAAGACGCCAAACGCACCCTCGAAGAAGCCCTTATCGAAGAACCAAATATGCGCAGCACCGCCGGTCGGGACATCAAACCGCTGCCTCCTGAAAGCTTCTCTCCTGTCACTGACCGGGAAATCACAAAATTTATTACTGATAATTTTATCTCCCTTCGTTTTGGTAACTTTATGAAAGGAGTCGGAAAAGGAGGCGTCGGTGCTTACTTTCACAACAAACTCAACACCATGCGCCTAAAAAAATATGGTAAATGGGGCGACGCAGCGCATGAACTCGGGCACTTCTTCGACAAACAATTTGAAATCGAAGGAGCCGATACCGAACTCATCAATAACGCCCGGGAAATATGGGTAAACAATGAATACCGCGAAGACCAGATGCGCAGCGAAGGCATCGCCGAATTCACCAGAGAATACCTATTGAATCCCGAAGAAGCCAAAAAGAACTTCCCCGAATACTACCAAAAATTCACAAAACGCCTTGGAGACTACCCCAAATACCAAAAAGCACTGCCGCAGCTCAGTAATATGCTGCGCTCCTATTCCCAGCAAAATCCTGCCCAAAGCCTCCGGGCAACCATATCATTCAGCAGCGACCGCACACCGACTAAGGGTGAGCGGTTTCTTGATTTTATGGACAGAATGATCTACGAAAATTTTGACGACAAATGCTATATCAGACATGCCGAAAAACTGGTAGAAGCCGCCATAGGCCGTCCGCTCAAACCAACAGAAAGCCCATATGTCAGAGCAAGACTCCTTGACGGTTTTGTCAACGGACAAACCTCTCTGCTCATCGACGGCGACGCCACCATCGATATCGACACCCTCAACCGATACTTTTGCGACAACAAAATCAAAAACAAAGTCGTATTCAACGACATCCTGCGGCCACTGGCTGACGAAGTCACCCTCAACACCAAATACCCCACTATGCTCAAAGACTTCAATGCACGCAGCTGGAATGAAGTTCTCAGCGCCTACCTAGTAGCTGAACACAACAACGAAGTCTATAGTGTCAAAGGTACAGAAAGGATAGCTGAAGCCCAGCTCAAATACGAAGAACTGACAAAAAGCTACGAAACCAAAATCGAAGCAGCCCAAGGCAACCCCTTCACACTCCTGCAGATAACCGAAGACGCCGCCATCAAACTTGGGATGGAACAAGCAAAACTCAAAGAACTCAGTCAACATCCCTACGACACACCAGTACAAGTAGTTACCGCCCGCAAAGTCCTATCTATGCCTATCCCCCCCGAAGTCAAAGCAGCAGCCAAACTCTACTATGCTTATACTGATAATCTACTAGGCATCCTCGAAGCAGGCCAGTTGATAGACGCCAAGACCCGCAAACTGCTGCGGGAAACCTACCCCCACTACTGCCCTTTCCAGCGTGACTTTTCACTGGAGAGCAATAAAACCTTTAGTAGCACCAATGGTTTAGTTGATGTGAAAAACGGACTCCACTACCTTTCAAACGAAGGCAGTACACGTACCGTTATCGACCCGCTTACCGTTACCTACGTTGCTACCAAAACAGCACTCAGCAGGATGCACAAAAACAAACTGCTGTTATCTCTGCGTGACATCGCCAACGAACATGGGTATGGCGCACTTTGCGAACCTGTAGGGCACGCAACAGCAAAAACCTCCGCCTTTACCATCTACGAAAACGGCAAAGCAGCGGCCTACCAGACAACCCCCGAACTTTATACAGCCCTGCAAACCTTCGACACCAACTTCATGCAAGACTGTCTTGGATCCATCGGCAACATCTTAGCAGCCGTCAATAAAACCATACGCATCACTGCCACCAATCATCCTGGCTTCATACTTACAAATGGTATGCGTGACACTATGCAGGCCGCTGTAATATCCAAAGAAGGATTTATCCCCTTTATGTCCTCAGCTGCCAACCTTCAAAAATTAGCTGACAAAAAAATGCTGTCCCTCTATACCGCCTCAGGCGTACCTTATAGCACCCTTAGAGGTTCCAGCCTATACGACGCAGGTATTATTATCAAAGACCAGCTGACACCAAAAAGCAAAATGCGTAAAGGAGTAGAGAAAGCCTGGCAGAGTTACAATAAAATAGGGGACACCGTAGAAGCACTACCCAGAAAATACGAATTTACCAAAACACTCCAACACACGGGCGACGTCTACGAAGCGGCCTACCGGGCAAAAGAAATAACCATAGATTTCACCAAAGGCGGTCATGCTTCAAAATTCATCAACCGCTACACCATCCCCTTCTACAATGCCGGTATACTGGGAGCCGCTAAAATCTTTCAGCAGTTGACCACCAAAGGTGAACGAGAGAGATTCCTCATCAAAGGTTTTCTCTACCTGTCAATCCCCAGTATAATTTCGTGGCAACTCAACCACAACGAAGACTGGTATCAGGAACTCCCAAGCGAACAACGTAACCGTTTCTGGTACTGGGGGCAATTACCTGACGGCACCTTGGTCAAAACACCTAAACCTCTAGGACTCAACACAATCTTCTGCACCCCTACGGAAGCCACACTTGAGCAATTTGCAGGCTCGGGCAACACCCGTCTCTCCAACGACAACCTCCTTGCAGAAGCCCTTGACAGCCTCAGTCCTACAGGTTCCTGGGGACTAGAAACAGGTGTTGCCGGTTTAGTCAAACCAGCCGTCGAACATAAAGCCAACTACAACTTTTTCCGCAATAGCCCAGTAGTTCCTATGCGCCTCCAAAACAGACCCGCAGAAGAACAATACACCGTCTACACACCCGAAGTATATAAAAACCTTGGCAAAGAAATGGAATGGTCACCGCTGGTCATCGAAAATTATGTCAACAGCTGGCTCACAGCAAGTGGTGCTTTTGTCGCCGACACTGCGGACGTCTTACTCAAAGACAACCAAGAACCTGCCAAACACTGGAACGAATACCCGGTAATCAACAGGCTCTTTGCGTCGCCTAACAAGCGGACAAAAAGCAGTGAATACTATTTCAAAACAGTTAAATACTTTGAAACCGAAAAGAACAGTAAAAGCACTGTCCGCAATAAAAAAGCCAAAGCCGCCCTCAAGGCCATCAAAGCAGACCGCAAAGAAATCTCCGCACTCTACAAACAACAACGAGCAATCACAGAAAATCCCAAGCTCACCCCTGAACAAAAAAGGCAACAAATAGATAAACTGGAAACCCAGATACTCTCAAAAACAGATGCCACCAACAAAAAACTCTATAAATATCTACCAGCAGATAAAAAATAAAAGGCTACCCGAAGGTAGCCCTTTTCTTATCCCCATAGCATAACAATAGTGGAGGTTACTACTAATTATAACATGACATTAACAGAAAGGACTGAAAACTTGACAACAAACCTACGAGCCACAGTCAACTTTGCCACCAACGGCACCCAAACAGTATTCTCCTTTAACTTCGACTACCTCCGTGCCAGCTTCATCAAAGTAAAGCTCGAAGGAGTCACCGCCTACATCTACGGCCAAGACTACATAGTCTCCGAAAGGCAGCTTGAATTCACGACCCCGCCACCTGCCGGGAAAACCCTCACGATCTATCGGCAAACCCCAACAGACCGTTTGGTAGCCTTTGCGGAAGGCAGTGTTCTCCGAGCGACCGACCTCTCCATCAACCAAATCCAAACCATCCACGTACTCGAGGAAACCCTCGACACCATCTATCAGACATCGATGACCCAAAATTCTGACGGTGACTGGGACGGCCAAGGTAAACGCATAGTCAACGTTAAAGACCCACTCAACGAGCAGGATGTCGTAACCTACCAATTTCTCAAAGCCTATGCCAGCTTTGGTGACACCGGGCTTGACCCGGAGGACATCAAAAAGCTCCTCAGCGGTGTCGGCGAGAACCGTGATAATATCGTACTGCTCGAAAAAGCACTGTCAACAGTCGAAAGCTCTATCCCCACCAAAATCAGCGAGCTGGAAAACGATAACTTCACAGTTAAAGACAAAAACTACGTCCACACCGACAACAACTATACCGACCAGCACCTTGAGAAACTCGAAGGTATCAAAGAAGTCCAAAAAATCGAATTCAGCGACATCACCCCACAATGGTCAGAAACAGGTGACCCCTATGTCTTAACGATACCGCTCACCACCAAAAACACCTTTATCGCCCTCTACCGCCTTGTCGCTGGTAAGTATGAACTGGATACAGCCACCACCTGTAAAGTGAATGAGGTCTCCGTAACCATAACCGCTCCTACAAAATTCACAGGCTACATCCTAGTGACAGGCTCGGTAGCCTATGGCAGCCTCGAAGAACTCCTCGCCATCATCCTCAACGAAGAAGCAGACCATACCTATACCCTCGAAGAAATCCTCGGTGTCCCCTACAAAGAACCTGTATATCCTAATGTCGAGCAATTAGCAGCAGCCACGCAAACAATTCGTGATGCCCTCACAACAGCTCAAACAAGCATCCAAACCGCTATTGTCGCCCAGCAGCAGGCCGCCACTCAATGCCGAGAATTCTATGAGCTGCTCTACGATATGTTTGGTGGAGCAGTCAACCTCAGCTCCTACGCAGACATCCTCACCGTAGAAGCACTCACAACAGAACTCCGAGAGAACTATGTTCTCGCTACCACCCTGCAAAACTACACCTTGGCCGAAGTCACCACAGCTCTTGCCGCCCGTGTGACCGCCTTGGAGAACGCCCTATAAACCCCGAAAGGAACGTGAAAATCAATGACAACCGTAGCTGACAAACTGGCTCTAATTTATGATACAAAAAGTAAAATAAGAGACGCTGTCAATCTCAAAGGTGGAGCCATACTGGAAACCACGGCATTTACAGAATACCCAGAGGCTATCCTGGATTTACCAGTGGCTCTACCGGGAACCGCAGGACACAAATGGGAGAAGAACCCTACTTGGTGGGATATTAAAACGATTATCGAAAATGATAATACCGAAGGATACCGGGCTATTTACGCTCGGTTAGATTATGCAGCAGACGCAATCACACCAATAAACTTTGCTGATATTTTTGATGCAGTACGCACAAGTGATGGTGCTTTTTATACCAAAACTGCTTCTCATGTTTGGGATACAACTAAAGATAAAGAAAGTAATGAGTTTTATAAAACACGTTACTTGATTTATTATGTAAAAAATGAAAGTAAGTGGCTACATGGTGATTATTTTTACTTGAAAAATCCCACCGAATCTCGTAATTATTATCT